ACCTCTTTCAATTGCGTTATAACCACGTTCAGTAGTGTAAATCTGTCCTTCTAAAGTTGTTAAAATACAGCATGAATCAACATCAAAACCAGTGATAACCTGTTGAGGACAAGTATATAATCTCTTAATAATTTGAATAGTCATATTAATTGAAGGATATGTTATATAATCATTTGATAAAAGTGTTCTAATTTTAAGTAATCCAGGTAAAACTATATTATTTTCAACATCATCCCATTTTAGTATAGTTGATATTACATTATCATTAATTAAAATTTCTTCATTACCTGTAAGTATAACTAAACGTTCAATAATTTCATTAGCAGTTTCTTGATCACATGTATGAACAAATAAATCAATATCTGAAAAACCAACAGAATAACCATAATTTTGATAAATATACATTGAAAGAGCAAATCCACCAGCAACACAAACATACTGAGATAAATCACCAAATGCTAACTTCATTGTTTCTAATATTGTTGTATATCTATTATTAGTAAATTCTTGATTATATTTTTCTATAGTTTCTTCATAATTTTCGGTTTCTAAATTTGAACCATGATTAAATTCAATATAATCATAAAGATTTGGTGGTATTTCAACACCATTATTTTTAAACATTTCTCTTGCTTTCTCAGAATATTCAAAGTTATTCATATCAATCTCAGACATATCCCTAGATTTAATACAATTGACATTTCTAAGATTTTGAATTCTAGTTAATTTACCTTGTTGTTCAGCTGTTCTTTGAAAAACCTTTTCGTAAGTGATATTCTTTAAATTCTCAAAACCTTGTAAATCTCTTCTTCCAATTTCTCTTTTAATTAAATCCTTATAATGTTGAGGGTAATTAAAAGCATCCACTTTATTCATGCTGACATATTTAATTCTATCTTGATCAGACATTTCCATTATATTAGGTACTTCGGTTTCATCGTTATCTACACGTAAAGCTGCTCTTTTTGGTTTATATGTACCAGTCTCATAATCGGGTTGAAACTCATTATTTTCACTCTCATCAAAATCGTTACGTCCACGTTTAAGTACATTACCAGAATTTATATTGACTCTTTTATTTGAGTTATTTTCATCATGATTATATCCACGTTTGTTAGTCATTTTTTACATATAAAAAATATAAATTTATATTTTTTAGAAGTCAATATTTATGATGGTACATAATTATCAACAACGGGATAATCTAAAATTTTTGAATTTCTATTATTAACTAGAATAGATGTCTTTTGATATTCATAATTACAACCATAAAATTTACCATTACTAAAAAAGAACCCGCGATCTTCATCTTTTTCTAAATCATTAAGTTCTGATTCAAAACTATTCTCTGAATTCATAAATGTAAAATTCAACCTAATTAATCGTGTAGAATGATTAGATTCAATATAATTAACATTTTCATTTACTTTAACTACATAGTTATAAGAATTTAAATATGATAAATTTTTATTGTATCTATCTTGAAATTCTTCAACACTTTCATAACTTTGTTTTGACATATGATAATCATTTAAAGAATTAAAATTTCTAAATTTTGTTTTATTATTTATTGTCATATAGTTATAAAAATTTTCTTCTTCAGACTCAGGTTCTTTAGTATTTGTTTCACCAGTTTCTTGATTTAAAAACATAATAGTTCCAAGTTCATTTAAATCTTGCATATTACCAATTGACTTATCGTGATCATTATAAAAAATTGTATTAAATAAATTAATTAATATTCTATATTTTGTAATTTCATACATGAAACGAAATTTATTTTCTTCTGTAACTAATGATTTTGAGTAAAAAATACAATTGTTAATTAAATCATTTGTGTATTTTTTTCTTAATTTACATGTAATTATATTTTGTGGTAGATAACCACAAGTAATAACATCTGGTAAAATATGGTGAATATAATTTAACAATTTAGAAGAAGATTCTACCACATTATTAATTTTTGTATCTTCATTGTAATTGTCATCATAAATATAATTTACATTTTTATGAACTTTAGTTGTTCGGATAATATTCCTTGCATATATTATTTCGCTATCTTCTTGTTGAAAAATTTCAATAATTTCATGTCCAATATTATTAATAGATGGTACCATATCAATTAATTTAACTCCCATATTTAATTCAGGATACCATGATTTAGGATCACTAAGATAAATTCTGTTAAAAGTATTAATTGTTTGCTTTGTTACATCTAATTCTTGAAATTCTATTTTTTTCATAGGTTTAAAATCACCATATTCTTGTTCATACATATCTGTATAAGATTTATAATAATCGCTGACATTAATTATGTCATTATTTATTAAACCTTTAATTAAAATAGTTGATCCACAAAATTGTTTACTCTTATCATTATAAAATTCAACATCAAATATTGCATTTTCTTTAAAATGTGACATAAAAGGAATCCAAATACCAAATCCACGTTTATTATATTTTAATAATCTATACATGTAACTAGGTGAATATCTATCAAAATTAATGACATTATAACCTCTTTCAATAGAGTTATAACCACGTTCAGTAGTATAAATCTGACCATCTAAAGTTGTTAGAATACAGCATGAATCAACATCAAAACCAGTGATAACCTGTTGAGGACAAGTATATAATCTCTTAATAATTTGTATACTAAGTTTATTAGTTTTACCATCATCAAATAATCTAAAATTTAGAAGTCCATTTTTTAAATAATCAACATCTATAGAAACTACGTTAGGATTTTCATGAACATTATTTATACCATTTATTAATCTTAATCGACTAACAATTTCATTAGCAGTTTCTTGATCACATGAATGTATAAATAAATCAATATCAGAAAATCCTACAGAATATCCATAATTTTGATAAATATACATTGATAAAGCAAATCCACCAGCTACACAAACATATTGAGATAAATCACCAAATGCCATAGAGAATACATTTAATATCAATTGATATTTATTATGAGGAAATTTTTGAAGATATTCTTTGTTGATATCATCTTCATCATTATAAATTGAAGAAACACCATGTATACTTCTATAATAATCAATATATTCTGAAAAATTGGGTGGTACTTCCACATTATGATCTTTAAATATTTGCATTGCTTTGTCTGTAAATTCAAAGTTATTCATATCAATCTCAGACATATCCCTAGATTTAATACAATTGACATTTCTAAGATTTTGAATTCTGGTTAATCTACCATATTGCTCGGATGTACGCTGAAAAACCTTCTCATGTGTAATATTTTTAAGATTCTCAAAACCTTGAAGATTTCGTCTAGACATTTCTTTTTTAATTAAATCCTTATAATGTTGAGGATAATTATACGAGTCAATACCATTTTGTTTAATGTAATCAATTCGATCTTCAGTAGACATTTCCATAATATTAGGTACAAAAGTTTCATCGTTATCTACACGTAACGCTGCTCTTTTTGGTCTATATGTACCAGTATTATAATCTGGTTGAAACTCGTTATTTTCATTTTCATCAAAATCGTTACGTCCGCGTTTGTTAACCATTTTAATAAAATTAAAATTAATTAAAAATAATTTCAATTTTTATCAATATAAATTTTAATAATAATTAAATGTAATAAATATGATAGAAAACGTTATATGGACATGTTTTAATTTTAGAAATATATAGAAAAATATAAAAAATCATTTTGAAATTTAGTGAAAATGTCACATTTTAAAAAGTTGTTCCCGTCTGCTACTCGGTTGGTCAAACGAAAAAAGTGCTTAAAAATACGTCTCTGAATTACTATTCAGAGTGATTTTTTTGATTCTATTTTTGTTTTACTCATGTCTTTTCAACTAAAATAAAATTTTATGCCCTTTAAAAATTTTATTTTATGTTCAAATAATAATTAAATGTAATAAATTTATTACATTCGAATACAAGACATGTTTTATTTTTAAAGATGATATGATTTTAGTAAAAAAAATCACTTTGAAATTTAGTAAAAATGTCACTTTTTCAAAAAATATCATGTCTACAGAACGTCTACTCAAGTGAAAAAAGTGCTTAAAAATACGTCTCTGAATTACTATTCAGAACGTATTTTTTTGGATTTACCTTTTTATCTATTCATGTCTTTTCAACTAAAATAAAATTTTATATCCTTTAAAAATTTTATTTTAAGATAAAATATATAATTAAATGTAATAAATTTATTACATTAGTTCTCTAGACATATTTTTAAAATGGAAATAATGTGAAAAATTAAAAAAATCACTTTGAAATTTAGTAAAAATGTCACTTTTTCAAAAAATATCATGTCTACAGTTCCAAGGGTCAAATGAAAAAAGTGCTTAAAAATGACGTCTCCAATAACTATTCAGAACGTATTTTTGATTTGATTTTTTATCTATTTGTGTCTTTTTTAACTAAAATATAATTTATCGATGTAAATAATAATTAAATGTAATAAATTTATTACATTTGAAACAATTTTATCTATGATGGTACATAATTTTCAACAGCAGGATAATCCAAAATTTCTGATTCTTCTGGTACAACTAAAATTGATATTTTTTGATTTTCATAATTACAACCGTAAAATTTACCGTCACTAAAAAAGAATGCTCTATCCTCTTCGTTTTCTAAATTATTAAGTTGTTCCTCAAATGTTACCTCAATATTCATAAACGTAAAATTAATGTCAATAAAATGGTTTAAATTGTAACAAACATTTATTTTTTCAATAATCATATAGTTATAATTATCTAAATATAAATCGCTGTTACTATTATAATTTTCCTTGGTAATTTGTCTAAACATAGTTGTACTGTTTAACAAACAAAAATTATGAAAGTTTTCTTCGTCAGTTTCAGGGATCTTTTTTTTAACTATTCTATTTCCATTTTCACCACGGAAAAATATAACTGTACCTATATCATTCATGTCTGTTATTAATGGACAATCTTTTTCTGATAACATTTCAACATATAATGATAATAAAATTTTATACTTTGTAAATTCATACATAAATCTAAGTTTTTGTTCTTCTGTAACTATAGATCTTGAATAAATAATATTATTTTCATCTGGGTTATCATCCTTTTCATATGTTCTAAAGTTATTTGTAACAATTTGTTGTATCATTTCACCACATATTATGATATCTGGACAAATATGATATATATATTGTAAAAAATTAGTTAATACTTGTTTCATACAAGATGATTCATCCCATCGTTTGTAAAGATGTTCACCATTGTATATAAGATTTCTTCTAACAATATTTCTAGCATATATAGTTTTACCAGTTTCTTTAATTTCAACAATTTCATGTCCAATATTTCTAAGTGGTTCAACCATATCAATAAAATTTTCTGGTTTAGTTGGATACCATACTTTAGGATCTTCAAATATCGTAAGATCTTTAAATGTATTGTTAGTTTCACAATCTAAATCTAATTTTGAAAATTCATAAAATTTTTGTTTAATACTATAATCATATCCAAGATGATTATCGTCGTGGAATCTTCCATTATAATCACAAATATCCATAATTCCTCTACCAAGTAAATCATCTATTATAATATTTGAATTTAATTCTTTAATTTCTCCATCATAATCTTTATGTTTATCTGTATAATTAACATCAAATACAGCATTTTCTATAAATTGAAATATAAATGGGATCCAAATACCAAATCCTCTCTTATTATACTTTAATAATCTAGAAATATAACTAGGTGAATATTTATAAAAATTGATAACGTTATAACCTCTTTCAATAGAATTATAACCACGTTCTGTTGTATAAATCTGACCATCCAAAGTTGTTAAAATACAGCATGAATCAATATCAAAACCAGTAATTACTTGTTGTGGACAAGTGTATAATCTTCTAATTATTTGTATAGTTAAATGTTTTTGTCTATCATTGTTTTCATTTACAAAATATAACATACCATCTTTTTTATCATTAATATATGATGATACAACATTACCATTTTCATATAATTCACACTTTCCAGTAAAAACATTTAAACGTTGAATAATTTGATTGGCAATAAATTCATCACATGAATGTATGAAAATATCAATATCACCAAAATTAATTGTATAGCCATAATTTTGGTATATATACATTGATAAAGCAAATCCCCCAGCCAAACACATATATTGTGATAGATCACCAAATACAATTTTAAACAATTTAACAATTAATTGATATTTATTACTTGGATATACAATATCATATTGTCTTTTTATTTCTTCAAATGTAATTGTGTTATTTAAACTTTGATAGTGAGATTTATATTCTGAAAAATTAGGTGGTATTTGAATATTGTGTGAAGTTAATATATGAATAGCTTTATCCGTAAACCCAAAACTATCCATATCCATTTCTGAATTATCCCTAGATTTAATACAATTAACATTTCTAAGATTTTGAATTCTAGTTAAACGACCATACTGTTCTGGTGTTCTCTGAAAAATTTGTTCGTTTGTGATATCTTTAAGATTCTCAAAACCTTGAAGATTTCTCCTAGACATTTCTCTTTTAATTAAATCCTTATAATGTTGAGGATAATTATACGAGTCAATACCATTTTGTTTAATGTAATCAATTCTATTTTCTTCGGACATTTCCATTATATTAGGTACTTCAGTTTCATCATTATCTACACGTAAAGCTGCTCTTTTTGGTTTATATGATTTAGTTTCATAATCTGGTTGAAACTCATTATTTTCACTTTCATCAAAATCGTTGGAAGTAGAACGTCCGCGTTTATTAGCCATTTTAAGAAAAAATCAAATGATTTTTTCATTTATTTTATATTTTTATGAAGGTACATAATTATCAATAACTGGATAATCTAAAATTTCAGTACCAATTTCATTGATATTATAAATAGATCTTTGATGTTCATAATTTTGTCCGAAAAATTTACCTTGTTGATAACAAAAACCACGATTTTGTTCTTCATCTATATTATCAAGTTCTTTACTAAATTCAACATCAGAATTCATAAAATTAATATAGTTAATAGTTTCATCATTATATTTATTTTTTCTATACTTTTTCTCTGTATTATTTAATTTAGTATTTAAATAACTTAAATTTAAATTTGTGATATTCGGTATAAATTCAAAATTACTGTACTCAATTTCACGGTGACCCTTTTTCAATCTAAATTTATCTTTACATTCCAAGAATTTATCAAAATTTTCTTCTTCATTTGTGGCAAGTGTACCATCAAATGATTTAAATACAATTGACCCTAATTCATTCATATTTGTAATTTTACGGACATCCTCATTATATTCGTTTAATAAAATTGAGTTATAAATTGAAATTAAAAGTCTATATTTAGTAAGTTCATATTTAAATCTATTTTGACTATTTTCATCTATTAACATATTAGAGTAAAAATATGTTTTACCCTTATTATATGTGTTAGTCATTATTGACTTAATAAGTTGACCACAAACAATAATATCAGGAATTAAATATTCAATGAACTTAAGAAAATGTTCTGTTGAATCATTAAAAATATTTGATGGTTCATGTTCATATTTATTTTCAAATTGACCATTGGAAATAATTTTAAATGTTTCTTTACCCTCAGAAATTATATGTCTCATTCTTTTAATATTCCTTGCATAAATTGTTAATGTTTCAACTTTATTAATTTCAACAAGTTCATGACCTACATTTTTGATATCAGGCATATGATCTTGTAAAAGATAATGCTTTTCAGGATACCAAGATTTAGGATCATCAATAAACTGTCTATTAAATGTATTAATAGTCTGTTCGGTAACATCCAATGTTTGAAATTCAACAAATTTACCATTATAAATATTACCAAAATCATCAAATTTACTCTTATTAATATTTATAATCCCATCATCACTGTCATAGTCATACATTTTTATTGACATTCTATTATAATCACTTTTAAAATATTTCCTATGTGGATTTAATAAAGACTTAATTAAAATAGATGAACCTCTATCAGTATCAAGAATGTTAATGTCAAAAACAGCATTATCTTTAAATTGAGACATAAAAGGAATCCAAATACCAAATCCACGCTTATTATACTTAATTAATCTATACATATAACTAGGTGATGATCTATCAAAATTAATAACATTATAACCTCTTTCAATTGCGTTATAACCACGTTCAGTAGTGTAAATCTGTCCTTCTAAAGTTGTTAAAATACAGCATGAATCAACATCAAAACCAGTGATAA